CCCCATGACTGACAACAATCACCCGATTACCCCACCGCCTGAACTGGTAAAGCAGTGGTGGACTGAGTTTGACATCACAGATCCAGAGCTTGATTTCTTGCATTTCATCGCCACCCAAGCCGCCCGCTGGGGCGCTGATCAGGAGCTGGAGGCGTGCTGCGAAATCTTGCGTGGTGAATTCAACTATCACCACCTTGCTGAGCCACTCCGCGCCGCCCATCGCCGTCCCAAGCCACCGAGCTTGAAGGAGCAGGCGCTGGAGGCACTTGCATCCGCAGACGGTGCTGATCACCCAATCGTTGCAACCGTCATCACTGCAGATCAACACGCTCTGATCCGCCGCGCTCTTGAATCCCTGCCCGATTAGTCAACATCACTACCACCATGACCGACTATAAACAACTGTGCGCTGAACTACACGCAGCGCTGGAAAAGCACGATCTAAGCCTTGACGAGGATCGATTGCTTGATCGAAGCGCTGCTGCATTACGCGCCGCCTTGGCCGAGCCGCCGAGCTTGAAGCCCAGTAGTCAGACCCACTAATTACTCAACCAATGACGATCCTTTGCGACTTTGAAATCAAGGCACTGTGCGATGGTGGCATGGTGCAGGACTATGACGAAGAATTGATCAATCCCGCCAGCCTTGACCTGCGGCTTGGCGACACAATCATGATCGAGTCCGCTGAGGACTTGAACATGCGCCCTCTCAGCATTGCAGGGCGTACCGCAGACAATCCCTACGAGCTAAAGCCTGGACAATTCATCCTTGCTCAGACCATTGAGGTCTTCAACATGCCGGAGCACATTGCTGGCTTGTTCTTTCTAAAATCAAGCCGTGCTAGGGAAGGCTACGAAAACCTGCACGCTGGGTACGCGGATCCAGGTTGGCATGGCAGCGTGCTTACTTTGGAACTAAAGAACAGCCGTCAGCTGCTGCCGTTGCCGTTGTGGCCTGGCTTGAAGATTGGCCAGATGATCTTTTTTCACATGAGCCAGCGCCCTCTTGCGAGTTATGCCGAGGTTGGCCATTACAACCAACATGCCAGCGTTATGGGCTCAGTGGCCGCCTAGCTCACGCGCAGCATCTAGGTGCCATTGCTCTAAACCGCTGCGTAGCGCTGTTGATGCCTCTTGCACCAGCCAGTGGATTTGCGATCGCTGGCTGGCTTCTTGTTCTGCAAGTAGCAGCGCATATTCCAGCAGCCCGCTCCAATCTGCTGCATCATGTAACGCACGCAACCGTGCGGCGTTGGCAGCCCCATGAAATTGTGCTTCCATTGTGTGAACTAACGGATTCATCATGTCTGACGCCATTGGTGATTACTTGAACAGTATCGCGCGGTATCCATTGCTTACGCCGCAACAAGAGATACAACTGGGCCGCCGCGTTGCAAAGTGGAAAGAATTAAAGGATCTTGAAAGACCATTAACAACACAAGAGCGCCGCGAGCTGCGCAGTGGTGAACGCGCACGGCAGCGGTTTATGCAGTCCAACTTGCAGCTTGTGGTGCACGTGGCGCGTAAATACAGCAAGCGCAACAACCAAACGCTGGAAATGCTTGACCTAATCCAAGAGGGCAACATTGGCCTTGCGCGTGCGGTAGAGCTGTTTGATTACAGCCGCGGCTACAAGTTCAGCACCTACGCCTATTGGTGGATACGTCAAGCGATCGGTCGCGCATTGGTGCAGTATGACCCAATCATCCGCCTGCCGCTTGGCGTGCATGAGATGCTCACAAAGCTCAACAAGACCGCGCAGGCATTTGCACAACAGCATGGCCGCACTGCAAGCATGTCAGAACTTGCAGCAGTGCTTGAGGTGACGCCCGAAGTCATTTCCGACACGCTAAAGCAGGCATATCGGGTCACCAGCCTTGATAAGCAATCGCAAGACGATTCCTCTTGTGTGCTTGATTTAATCGCTGACGAGAAACAGTACGACGTTGAATACGACTGGCAGCTTGAGATTGTTCGTGATTACTGTGAAGAGTATTTAGATGAACGTACACGGGAAATTATTTACGCACGCAATAGCCGAAACCCAGTGCCTTGGGATGAGCTGGAGAAGCGTTTTGAGTTGTCCCGCAGTCGGATGTGCGACCTACAGAAGCGCGGCGTCAATCGCCTTCGTATGCTGATAGGCAATCCCCTGGCAGGCACGCCCCTTGGGACCAACCATAACAAAAACAGGAAATACTTGGAGAGTTTGTCTAGCTGGGATGTGTAAAGTCCACCAGCAAGAATGGCAGGCTAAAGTGTTTTACCATCAGATGCTTGAATCCAGCGCAACACTGCAAGTTCACGATCAAGCAAATAACAATCTTGCCCATTAAACCAGTCGCGCCATTCTTCGCTGCCTTTGCGGCGGTTGCAATTACGGCACGCCGGCACAAGGTTAGTTGTCACCGTGGCGCCGCCTTTGTGGCGTGGCCTAACGTGGTCTAATGTATCTGCTAATTCGCCGCAATACGCGCATTGATGTTGCCATGCTTCAAAGATCTCTTGTCTAAATTTGTGTTTTGCACTGCGTTTTGGGACAAGGTTTGCGCCATCAATGCAATGATCCACTTAGATCGTCGGGCGGCACGTAACATCAACGCCGCCCCGTGCGCGTGGTGTTAAATCAAGCCAGATGCCACCCAGTGATTTTGGCATCACGATGCGCTCTACTGCCCAGCCGCCAGTTCCGCCAAACTCTTGTTTATAGGTGCCGGTCTGCAGGTGCCAGCGCTGCTCAACCCACGCCTTGCCGTTATCGCCAATGCGATAGCACGGATGCGCCACAATGCTGCGTTCGTGGTTATGGCCGTTCAACACAATGTCAGCATCAGGTGCAATCTGCGCATAACGCCCGCCACCCATGGTGCCTTTGGTGACAATACCGCCCCATGCGCCGTGGTGGAAGAACAACGTGCAACGCCTAACGCCGCCACCTTCGCGCTCAAAGACAAACCGCACAAAGCCTTGATAGCCCATGTGCTCTGTGACTGCGCCATCGTTGCGCATGAGCCGGACTACGTTTTCTAGTGGGTCGATCTCTTGATTGTTGAGCACAGCAGTTTCATGGTTGCCGTCGCCCATCATCAGGATCATGTCACCGTAAGGCTTTAAGAAATCCGCCGACTCACGGAAGACTAGATCAAAGTAATTGCCACCAAGATGCTCTGGCCTAATGTCGCCCTTGCTGCCGCGACGATCTTTCTTACCTTGCATCAAGCACATCACATCACCAAAAAACAATGCTTTACCGCCAATGGCTTTGCATTCTTCAAGATGCTGCTTAAACAATCCGCGGTTGCATTTTGGATTGTCTAGGTGGATGTCAGATGCTAGTAAAAATGTGACTGGTTGCTTAACACTGGTGTAAGGTATGCGCACCTCTAACAGCTCTGGCGATAACCGCGCGGATGTAATCGCCATGCCGTTGGTAGCGGCTTACACTGCAGTCTAGTAATCCCACCGCACACGAGGTCGCCCGCGTCGCATTCCTAAATGCACGAATCCTTTAGGTGCACCATAGCCAAGCGAGTAGGGCCAATTAGCGTCGCACCAATCTTGCACGTGGTTGATGTTGACCTCGCGGATATAAAAATCAACAGCTCCAACATTAGGCGCATCGTATAAGTGCTCACTAGCACTTGATCCGCCAACCGCGGCATTGATTGCACGTGGCCTGTAACCACTGGTAATAATTACAGGCTTGCCGCCAAACTTGACGCGGGCGCGCTCAAGAAATGCAGCAAGCTCTGCAGCAGTATCAAGCTGGTACTGATGATCAAAGCGTCGTGCCTCTTGCCATAGCGCAAACTCACCAAGCTGAACATGCGGCGTGATGCGTGCAGTAAATGGGCTATTCGGCGATAGCTTTGCTGGATCTTGCTGCTGCTCGCCGGACCACAACCTGCCTTCTGCGCGGCGGCGACGCAATAGGCCAGCTTCAACGTTGGTGCCTGGGTTACGGTACAACTCCATTGCGGCTGGCACTGCCGCCCAGTCCTTGTCTTTCAGTCGCTTGCTAATTGTTTCAAATCCTGCGCTGCCATAAAAGCTAGAGCCAAGGTTGTAGGCAAAGCTAATCAATGCACATTGCTTGTTGCCGCTCATTGCGCGCCAGTGCGGTATTGATGCACGTAGCTTGGTTGCAATACGTTCAACTTCAAGCTGCAGCAGTTCATCAGCATCAATCACGGTGATCTTGTCGCCGCGCTCCACCTTGCGGCTATCTGGATAGCGCGTGGTGCCATACCCAATCGTTGCCACATCCCAGCCATGTAGCGGATCGGGGTAGGCGCTGAGATGCACGCCCTCAAACTCTTTAATGAGTTTTACCGCTGCGTCATAATTATGCAGTTTGCCGCCAGCCTGCCAAGTCTTGTACCAAGGCTGATCTCTATTAAAGATTTGAGGCGCAACCTTTAATAGCTCGACTTCTAATTCAGACACTGCCGCCATTTGATGTGGCGTGCCGTGCTTGTAATACTTAAACAGGTCGGTCAGTTTGACCATGGCGCTTTGATCTCCATTGCGCCGCCAAGCTTGCGGCTTTCGCCTGTCTGCAGGTTATCGTCAACCGCGTGATGCGTGATCACCGGCTTTGACTCCGCCGGTTGCGCTGCGTGCCAATCTCGTTCAGCATCATCGAGTTTGCCGGGGAGCAGTGCTTCAAACCACCACTCCCGTACAGCTTGCTCCCAGGTTTTGCCTAGAGCTTTTTTCCTTTGATGGCGCGGAGGGCGTGAAACACCAACTGGATGATGCTGTTATCGCGCAACGGCGACAGCGCGATCAACTCGCTGGCAGCAGCGACGCAAATCCAAAAGGCAGGATGCGAAAAAAAGTCCATGGCTAGGCAAATGGCCGTGCCTCTAGCTTAGTGACTCTCTGCTCTACCGTATTTAACCGTGTGAA